GGCGGGGGGGGGTCAAATCCAAAAAGGGTTGCGAATTATTTTGTGCGTTTGTGTTTGTAGCTTGCGCTCGTAATTTTTTTCTTAAATTATTTTTCGTTTCTAAGTAGGCTTGGCCGCGTTTGCTGTTGCATGGTTTACATGACGGTACGAGGTTGTCGGGTTCGTCAGACCCGCCGCGGTCGTGCTCAATGAGATGGTCGGCTTCGGTTGCTGGTCGTCGTTTGCACCAATGGCAGGTTGGGTTGCCTGCGAGTAGTTGGGCGCGGTTGCGCCGGTATGTGGTGTCGCTTGTTCGTTTTGACATGGTGGCCGCCTTTGGTGATAGTAGCGGGGGAATGTCCCCCGCGCCCCCTGCTAGCGCGCCGCCGGTGGCGGCTTGCTACTGCTGTGTGTGTGTTGGCTTGCGGGCATAGGGCCCCCGGGCTGCCACCCGGCTGACTGTCGCTCAGCTCGCACTAGCCCACACCCGCTTGGTTTCGTGCATGGGACATTTCACGCCTGTCTGACGGGCTAAGTCACGGGGGTTAGCCGCGCACGGTTCACACGTACAACCCTTGTCACGCCGGGTTTGCGCCTACAGCAGTAGGGGTTATTTAGTTGTGTTTTCGCCTTTGTACCAGCGTGAGCAAATTTGGAAAGCCTGCAGAATGTCGCTGTCGGCGTAGTCAATCCATGCTTCGGCGTTGTCACCTTTAGCGTTGAGTAGGGCGCGGCGGGCGTTAAGTAACGCCATTTGTACGGCCATGACGTCGGACATGGTGGGGTTAAGTCGTATTGGTTTCATGAGTCCTGCATTAGTGAGTCAATGAGTTTAGAAGCTTCTATTTTGAGCAGCGACGCGAACGAGGTGCCGGTCAGCCCCGGTAACCGACGCTTGGCGTCTGCGACTTGTGCAGCGGTGTCGGTTATGCCTTTGGCAGCGTACATGGCACGGATTTTGCGTAGCTGTGCCTCTGACGCCCCGGCGGGTGACCCTGAGCCTGCAGGGCGCGGGCTGTCCGGGAATGGTTCCTCGTAGTTGTGGCGCGCCACTTTGGTCATCTCCTCACGGCTTGGCCGCTTAGTCGGGTCCGAACCCGCTAGCCCGGCGTTGCTTAATGCGCGCCCGACGCTGCTGGTTTCACAATTGGCGAGGTGTGAGGTGCGGTTCACAGGGCTGCTACCGCGTGTTTCCTCCTCCCACCCGGTTGCAATCAGCGTGTCGCCAACGTACAACTCGGCACGGAATACACAACGCTCGTCTGTGTAGTGCACAAGGTGGGTAATTACCCGTTTGGGTTGCTCGGTTGGTGTTTCTAGCCAACGCGCTAGACGGGTGGCTACTGGTTCGTAGTCGTCAAGGTTAAATGCCACGGTGCTGCCTCCTGTGGGTTTGTGGGTCTCAATGTAGCGGGTCGGTGTTGCATGGTTATTGGCGGGCCTTTAGCCAATAACAAAGGTCCCACCATGACTTAAGTACCCGCTTGGGGGCAATAAGGAACTCGTCATGGAGCTGCCGGTACTTGTCGTACCGTACGTCCCGGGTCCACTCCTCACAACTAGACACCGGCACTACAACGGTGTCCAACGTGGTTTGACTGACCATGACATAGGCGACGGGACGCCGCACCTTGTTGGCAAACCCGTACGCGGTGTCCACAATCAACGTCGGCCATTGGTATGCGGTGGGGTCGCCGGTAAACGTCCGTGACGAGCTTTTAACCTCCAGCACACCAGCCGCGGTAATCACGTCTTTTTCGTGCTTCGTGAACCGTTCCCGGTCGGCCTCGTCTTTAGCGAATTCCAACGGGGGCAGCTCGGCGGCAATGCCTTGTGCGTGTAGCTCGTTCACAACGTATTGCGCGTAGTTGTGGCCGAGCCGGAACGCTTCGTGGTAGTTAAACGTGGTTGCCACGGGCCTCCAGCGTCGCTATTTCGGCGCGTAGTTCCTCAATCACCGTTTGTTGGTACATGAGGTGGGCAATGGCTTGGCTAAACATGGTGAGGTCACTTGCGTTGCGGCAATGCTCTGCGTATTGGCTAAGCTCTGCGAGTAGTCGGTCGGTGCTGGTCACGTTGTACCATGACGACCGTTTCACCGTCCGAGCAGCCATACAATCCCCACATAAAGCGCGCAAAACGCCACGCTGACGATTAGTAGGTTGTCCATTGTTGCCACCCTCCGACACGCCAAATAATGAGTGCGGCGTAAAGGTTTACAAACGGATCCAGTAGGGCGTTGCAGTCGTCTAAGACGCCGTGCATTTGTAAATAGCCCTCGGGCCAATAGCGGTTGCCCTCGCACCACGAGTTTGTATGGATTTGCATTAGGCCGAGGCTGACCCCAAGCTCAAGGTCCCCAACAGCTTGTGGGTAACAGCCAGACTCGGCGCGCATGACCCGCACCACGGTCGGGATTTGGTCTAACGGCCACCCGGCAGACACCGCCAAACGTCCGTAGTCGTCGCAGGTTGGGGGGAGGGCCACCGTAGTAGGGGTGGCGTGTTTTGGTGCGTCTGCGGGCTTGTGGACGCTTGTGGCGGGTTCCGGGTATTGACCCATGATGTCAATAACGCGGGGGTCGGTGGCTTGGGCGTTTTCCCGTTCCAGCAGCCCGCCGGTGACGGTGCCCACGATCATTGACAGCGAAATAGCTATGCCTGTTAAAAAGCCGGTGTTCATTTGTTGGCCTCCCCTGTGGGGGTGACGCTGCGGTGCTCCAACTGCACGGGTACGCCCCAACGGTCCCACGATTGCTGCCTAAATGCGATTTGGCAGGCTTGTGACCTGTCTTGGCCTTGTGGCCGGAATAGTTGCACCATTACCTCGGTGCCGTCGGGCATTGTGCCCACAAATACTTCGTAAAGGATTACGTCCACTTGGTGCTGCCTCCGTGGTTGTTTTAGTTGTCGCTTTTTACCGTAGCGGGTGGGTGAGCGTTTGTGGTGAATGTTCGCTTAAACGCTTCCCGTACGCGGTCCGGGTCTGTGGCAAACGCTAGCTCTAGTTCTAGGTGCAGCCAATCCCCGCCGGGTGCGCCGGTGAACGTATGTTTGGTCGGCTTTTGCCATGCCTCAGCTGCATTGGGTTTTACGACGCCTACCCCGGCGCGGTCACACCGCCATGACCGGCCGTGTGGCTGTGGCCAATAGTCAATAACAAGCTGTATGCCGAGCTGCTGCCAATTAGTCAACGCGGTGCGTAAAAAATCCATAGCGAGCCGTCGGCCGTCACTTACGCCTTTGCCGTTGGATTTCATGTAGCGATAGGACAAGTCCATTGCCACGCCTCGGGCATGATTGGACACGTTGCCGGGTTTGCCGCGTATGTCGCGCACAACCCATGTGCCGTTATTCCATAGCGCACCGCCTGACGCAATACCGGCTTGCCGTGCCCACTCCTCGGTCCCCGGCAGCTTGCTTTTAGCGACCGGGTAGGTAGGTACTACGTACGGTTTTGGCATTACTGTTTTTTGTTGTCGCCAAGCTCTTTGTGGTGGCCAAAGAATGACGCTAGGTGTGGGTCGCTGACTTTACTGCTGACAAATGCCAGTAGCGCGGTGGCGACTGGCATACACATGGCTATTAGTGCCGGGTCCACGTTTGCGTTGTGTGCCAAATACACCGCTATTCCCAAAATGCCGCCTTTGACGGTTTGATCGGCTGCTTGTTTGGTTGCGCCGTTCATGGAATTAGAGCCATAATTTCGTCGTCAGTCAGTCCCAAGGCAATAAGTTTTGTCCGCGCCGATGCTTTGGATTGTGTTTTTTGTTCGGCGTGTAATTGTTCTTTGGCAATTTCCGCAAGCATGATTTCGTATTGTGCAATTTCGGTTTCGGTCATTTGACGCGTTGTGCCATTGTCGTTAGTCAGGTAGTTCATGAGTTTGCCAATCCGTAGATGTCAATTCGTCCTGTGATGTTTGCTGATCCGAGAACAGTAAAGCCATCGTATGAAGTGGTGACGGTAAGGCTGCCGCCGTTGACTTGTAGTGGATAGTTCCCGGTGCCAGTACCTAGGTTTGTGGTTCCTTCAAAGGCAGTGGCCCGTGTTGCTTGCGGTGCAAACATGGTCAACGAAAATTGCATTGAACTTGTTGTTCCAAGCGACCATGATGTCTGTGCGCCGTTAGACACTGTGAATCCCCATGACCCTGTTGTTTCTTGAATGTTGGCGCGAACGAAAACATAATTGCTTGACGAATTGTCAGTTCCTGAGGCGCGCATCCGCATCGTCAATGCTGGGTTTGTGCCAGTGGCATAGCCAATAATCAAATAATTTTCGTATGTTGAGGTGAATACATTGTCGTATGAAACGGAAGCGACGGCGCTGAATGATGTGCCGCCTACTCGTACAAATCCGCCGGGTGTGCTGGGTCCGACGGTGGCCCAGTTTGATCCGTCGTAATACTGCACAACATTCGTTGATTCCAGATAACACAACTGGCCCTCAGCGAGCGTTTTTTCGCCTGAGCCACCGAATGCAGCATCACGTTCACTGGTACCAGCAAACACTGGCACGCCAGTGCGCGCAGACTCATTCATTTGGGCCGCGGTCAACTGTTGTAGCGCGGTGAAACTCGGTACTGTCGTTTGTGCGTTTGCGCCCATAGTGATTACCTACCCTAATACGTTTACGTTAAGAATTCCGTAATTTGGGTCGTCCAGCGTCATGATGTAAACAACGGTGGTGGGGGCAGTCCAAAACCGTATGGTGTGGCCCCGGTCAAACTGAATAGAACCGTCAATACCCTCCACCGAAAGCTCCTCGGCAATGGACCCCACCCCAGTGACTTGCTTGGACACGTAAATGGTGTCGCCAATGTCCACGGACACGGCTGCCGTTTTTTGGGTATTGGTGAGCATGAGAAATTCGGTTTGGACACTTGTGTAGCGCGGCTCGGGGATGCCTTGCAGCAAATAGGTGGCAGCGTCGTCCAGCTCATTTTGGTCGTGCAGCAAGCTGTTGCCAATGTTGCGGCCCTGAATAAAATAGCTTGCTTGGCTTGCAAGGTCCTCCGCTAACCCAATGTCCCCGTCCAGCCCGGTGACCACGGCACGGTTCACGACGTTGCTGGCGTCAAACTCAATTTGCACGTCGTTGTATTTGGCTTGTAGCGGGTTGGTGTCGCTGAACTCAATAACCGGGCTGGACAATGTGCTACCAATGCGCGGCTGAAAAGTCAATACCCCGCCAGCTGCCATAAACAAACGGCCAAATTCCGAGGTGTAATTAATTTGTTGCGCGTATGTGAGGGCGTTGGTGCCTGCCGGGACTGTGTAGGCCGAATCGTGGCCGAGGTTGACGGTGCCCGGGTCAATGTCACGCAGCGCCCCCGGGAATAGGTTTACCTCGGGCAAGTCAAGCAGCGACTCCAACCGCTCGCCGGACGTTTCCGCGGTTACGTTCCATTGGTTTAATACGGCTTGGCTGAGCTGATAAAACCCGTCCACGCATTGCAAAATAACTTGGTTGTCTCCGCTCATCTCAAATTGGTAGTCAAAATTGTTGATAATGCCCGTAAAAATGTAGGTGCTGTCACGCTTAAGACGGATAGCGCGCATAGGGGCAATGCCGGGCTGATTGTTGGCGGGGTCGTAATACGGGCTACCCGGGTCATACGGGGAAAGTGCGCCACCGGCTAGCTCGTCGTCCAATACGACGGTCATGGTGCCTGCGCTGAATTGGTCGGTGGGCCGGTGACGGCCACGCCGGTAGTCAATCCGTTTAACAAAGTTAGTGACGTCGGCAAAAGTTTGGGTTGGCCCAAGCACATACGTGGAATTATTTAACAGGCCCTTAACGGGGTCGTCCAAAGTAAACGCCAAATAGTCAAACCCGGTATCTATTTCCAGCGTGTAGCTACCGCTGTTTACAACGGTGGCGGGCATTAGTCCACCAAACCGAAAGCACTAGCAACCGTAATGTCAATAGCCCCGTTACGTCGCTCAAACTGCTTTAGCGCGTCCACAATGCTCTGCCCCGCGAGGGCCGGTTCCAAGCTCTGCGCATAAATGACGTACTCGTTGTATGTCGGTGGGGCGACAAGCGACCCGGCACCGGCCATACCGCGACCAAACAACGCGCTCGCCCCTTTAACGTCGGCAGGGGTTTTGGCACCCTTAAGCACAGCCGACGCGCCCGAAACCGCCGCGTCCACACCCGCCAAATACGCTTTAGCGGAGTCAATGCCCGCTTGGTAGAACTTGGCTGCCGTGGTCATGCCCAAGTCCTCGGCCAGTTTCTCAATAGTGTCCACGAGCGCGTTTACTTTAAGCACCGATTGAGCTCCGCCAAGTATGGCGTCAGCGATCTCGGTACCGCGGTCCACACCCGCCGCAATCACCCTCCGCAATGCGCTCTGCGATAATCCAGCGTCCAACAATTGTTTTACTTTGTCGCTGAAGTTGCGTGTACGGTCTGCCTGTTCCTGCAGTTCGTCCACAAAACCGCTAGCTACGTTGTCCCCGGCATTTGTAAACGCGGCATCAAGGTCCAACGCACCAAGCGCAGCGTCACGGGTCGTTTGGTACATTTCGTCAAACGCGGCTTGCGCTTCCTCTACCCGTTTACGGGCAGTATCCAACGCGTCTGCCATTTGCTTTTCCAGCACACCCGCCAACTCTTTAGCTTGGTCCGCGAGTTTGCGTTTACGTTCGGCGAGCTTGTCAATTGCTGCGCCCGTTTTGTTGGTTTCTTCCTCGGTGTCAATAAAGGTCTTTTTTACCGTTATGACCTGAGAACCCAAACGGTCAAAAGCATCACCGGCTGAACGTGCCTCGGTTATGGCTTTACGTTGTGCATAAACGCTCTCGTCCACCGCTGCCCGCAAATCGTCAAACGCCGCTTTCGTGGACTTAAACGCTTTGTCTGTTGCTACAACAGCCGCATACGCGGCCAATGTTTTACCCGCCGACGTAATTGCTGCGGGCACATTACCGCGCAAAAATTGGACAACTGTGACAATGGCTGAAAGAAACTCGTACGCCAAAGCCATTTTGTTAACAAAAATAAGCACCGACAATGCGGCTTTTTCCATGCCGTCAATAATGGATTTGCCAAAATTATCCGATGCCGCGAGGCCGTCAATAAATGCTTGTTTAACGCCCTTACCGCTTACCAATCCGTCAATAAACACTTGTAGGGCAGGCACAATGGCGCGGTTAATGTAGTTAACAAATTTTTCCAGCAACGGCAGCACGGCCCGCCCAATGCCTTCTTGAATGTCGTTTAGTCCAATACGCAGTTTGGCTAGCTGCCCTTCGTATGTATTGGCTGCAGCTGCAGAGGCTCCCCCAAATTGGTCGTTTAACTGCTTTTGCAACGCCGCGTAATCTTTAGTTTTTCTCGCGTTTTCGTCAAGCGGTACACCCAATTTGCCCAAAGCTGCGACATTGCCGTTGTATGCCTTACCCAATGCAACGGTGACTGCCTCAAGGTCTTGGCCGGTGGCTGCGGAAATGTCTAATGCCAAACGCAGTTGCTGTTGTGCTTCGTCCACTTGCCCTGTGAAACGCACCAAATTGCCTAATGCCGGGCGTAGTTTGTCGTCGGCAACACCGCTTGCCATTGACATTGCGGTAATAAATTTTTCGTTGGCCGCAATTTGATCGTCTGTTGCGTTAGTCGTATTTTGGAGCTGTTTGGCCAACGCTGCTTGGCTGCGCTCGTCTTGTGCTGCAGCTTGCGCTGCCTTAAACAGCACGGTGCCTAATGTGACCGTGGCACCGCTGACCGCTACGGCTGCTGGGACGACACCTTTTTTAAGAATAAAAGCCGCTTTATCAGTGACACCTTGCAGCGACTGGAATTCTTTAATGGCTTTTTGGACGCCATTACCCGCAAATTCGGAAATAATGGGAATAACGACAGCCATAGCTTTACCTTACCGTATGACGAGGTTGCGGTTTACTTGGTTCATCACGTCCTCCAATAGCAACCGCATTTGCTTTTCCACCTCTTGCCGGTTCATTTCATAGGCAGGCCATAACACACGGCTGGCCTTACCGAAACGGGCTTCCAAGCCGTTTATCATGTTTTTACCGCTGTCGGTTTTACCTGAGCTTTTACGGCCCGCCATGTCATAAACGGTGTTAATAGCCCCCGACCACGAAATAATAAACGTGGCTAAGTTGCTCATGTGGCCTGCCCATTCCCGAGGCTTTTTGCCAGACACTTTGGCTTTAATCAAATTGGCACCAATTGACGTATCCCATGGCAGCATTTGTTGGCCGCTCTTGGTTTTCCAGTTGCGGCCCCAACCGCTAATAGGCGGTTTTCCGCTTGGCAGTTTGCGTACTGCGTCGTTAACTATTGGGTCGGTGATGCGCTTAAAATCGGTTGTTACTTTGCGACGGGCTTTTTTGTCAATGGTGTTTAATTCCCGCAAAGCCTCTTTAATGCCGTAAACCTCAATGGTGGCGTGAATCATTTGCGGTTCCGTTCCTCAGCTACTTTTAGTACGGTAGCCAAATCGCGGGTATCAAACTCGTCGTACGGGGGCCAGTACCCGGTAGCTAGCAACAGCTCTGCTAGCTGCCTGCGGTAACTGCCCCGTCCGTAGGGTGGCTCTCCTCGCTGTCCACAACCTCAAGGTCGTCCAACGCCTCACACCATTTGTCAAACTCCGCGATTTGCCCACCCTCTTTTTTGAGACTGGCCCAAGCCAAAAACGCAAGGTCCTCCACAGCAAACCCGGCTGCAAGGTCCCCGGCTCGTTTCTTGTATTGGCGTTCCCATTTGATAATTACGCCAAGGCTGGTTTCCACAACCCGCGTCGTTTTATCCGCTGTGACTTTAATTCGTAGTTTCATGGTGCTGCCTCCTATGGCTTACGGGTTAGTTGTGTCAATCGTGAGCGCGCCACCCTGCAGAGTGATCTGCACTTCGGAAAGCTCGCCAATGCTCGCGTTTACGACGTCCAGAGACTCAAAATACGTTTCGGCCAACTCAAACTTTGGGTTGGTTGCCGAGTCGTTGCCGGTTGCGGGCTTGACGCTCACGTAGCATTGCGTCCCAACGAGCGGCTGCAACAGCGCGTAGGTTTCTGACGTTGCGTACGACATAAGGAACGTGAGGGTGCAGGTGTGGTTTTGGAGGCCTGCGGTGTAGCGGCGGCCGTTGGACCCAAATGCAGTGCTTTCCAAAGCCTCAACAACCTGCGTGAGCACGGCCGACTTGCATTGGTCGGTAATGTCGGTGGCCGAGCCAGAGGCTGCGCCAATCGTGACAAGCGGGTTGGAAAGATAGGTAACAGTCGCCATGACTTACTCCTTTGGCTTACGTTTGCTGGTTTTAGTTCTACCATGCGGCGCAACCGTTTTGGTGTCATCGCTGGAGTTTTCGGTGGCCTCAATCATGCCCGCCCCGAGCAAATAGCCAACATTTAGGTTGCCGTCGTCATGCACCGTGTCGCCGGGCTGGTGAGCACCAAATTGGCGTACAACGCGGTAAGTCATGGGGCCACCTTAGTGCTGATCTCTAGGTCATAGCTTGCGTAGGACGCTCCGCCAATTTGCGTAACGGTGGCTCGCCCGGACGTTAAACCGATTTGAGCAGCCCTAATTTTGTCGGCTAATTCCAGCAGTTTGCCAAGCGCACGACGGTCACCGGGGCCAACAGCAAGGATTTTTACCGTAAAGTCCATTTGCGGCACAACGTTGGTGTGCATGGTAAATGCGGGGGCCTCCACCAATACGCACGGTGGGTTTATGTTGCGCGGGTCGCTGTTGTAAACGACCGGCAGCCCGGTAATTGTGCCGAGCTTGGTAACGAGGGCGTCAAAGCCGTCGTTAAAAATGTCGGTATCCGGGGGCATTAGGCAACCTGCGGCCGGTTACAGCCCAACAGTCGCAAAATGTCACCGAACGAGCCCCCCACGGGCGCGCCGGTGGCTAGCGGGTCAAAACTGGCGTACTGGTCAATAGAGCCGCGCATACGGTACAAATAACCGGCATACATGACGGCGGCAAGCTTGGCCGAGTTGTTGGGTGCCGTGCTTGTGCTGTCGCTGTACCCGGCCTCGCGGCGGCGGTTCCAGCACCAATAGTTTGCGGCAGCTGTCCCAAGCACCAAAAGGTCGTAGTCAGCTGACGGGTTGGCCACGGTGAAGCCGAGCCAGTCCTCTACGTCGCCTACGCTAATCCACGTCACCGTAACGGTGTATGTAAGTACGCCGCTAGTTGGTGTGCGGGCTTGGTTAGCGGCTGTGCGCGCAAACGCAATTTGGTTGGGGATAATCGTGGCTGTGTCGTACAGATAATCGCCGTACTGGTCCACGCCCGCAAACAAGTATTGGGGCACAGCGGTCACCGTGTAAATGCCGTTCCACGCGCCCATGCTTGACAGCGTGATTGTGTCGCCAATCTCAATGGTTGTGGGCGTGAGGGTCTGAACGACCCCCACGTTGTCCACTACCTGCGAGTTGGTAATTGTGTAGGTCGCCACTAGGCAACCCCCTTTGGTTGCTTAGAAGTCAAACCAAGCAAACTTGGTGTTGTCAATAAACAACGCCGCGAAGTATCCGCGTACGCTGATCTGACGACCGAGCACGTCGGGCTTCTCAATGCTGACGAGGCCTTTCATGGTCTCGTAGATCTCAAAGCCAGCGTACGGACCTGCGGCCGTTCCAAGGCTGATAAAGTCGCCCGCGAAGTCAAGGCCCGGGTCCACGACGAGCGACAACCCGACCGGGTTGGCGATCGTGGACGCGGCTGACATTTGGCCGGACGCATTCATCGGGTTGAGCGTTGGGAACAACGGACGCTTGGCGTCGTCCACGAGTGCTCCGATTGCCTCAAAGCCGGGGGTGCCCATGAGGAGGTGCGTCGGCATGACGCGGCCCGCTGCGAGAACCTTAACGGCTCCCTCGTACACCTTGGCAATAAAGCCCTCCGAGGTGCCGTCCCACGTGCCGACCTGCTGGCCGCCACCAATGTTGTTGGCAAACTGATTGCAAGCGTAGTTGGACGTTGCAATTGCGTACTGGTTCGTAAGGTCACGAAGCAGAATGTCCAGCGCAGACGGGTCCGAAAAGTCAACGGTCTGTTCGGACACCAAAACCGTGCCGCCAAACGTGAGCTTGGTAACAACAATGTCGTCCACGAGCATCGTGGTGGACGAAAGGCCGGTAAGTTCGTTGGCCTGATTGGCAACGCTGGTGTGCGTCACAATCTTGGGGCGAATAAACGTTTTGCCTGCACCGGGCATTGCACGTGCACCAATTGCGGTGACAATCGGGCGCAACGGTGCGATGTTGTCAAACGTCGGGCCAAGAATCGGCACCGGGATAACGCCGGGGAAGTCGGCAGTTTTTTGGTCGCCTGCGGCCGCGCTAATGGGCGCGTTGTGCTCAACCCACAGCTGCACCTCACGCTTAGCGGCTTCCGCGGTTTCTCCACCACGAACGTACGCGCTCATGTATTCCGCAACGGTCGGGAGCTTGGTTGGCACACGCTTGGCCTGCGCCCAAACGGGTGCGGTCGGTGCGGGTGCGGGTGCTTCGGTGTTCGTGGTATCCATGTCGGCAGTCTCCTTTGCCTCGTTATTTGTGATCTTAGTGGCAGCTACGCGGGTAATACGTGCATCTTTGTAGGCCGGTTCGGCCACAAGGCTGATCTCCCGCAACAGTCCCTTAGCGACCACAAGGTTGCCCGCGTCGTCGTAAGTGGCGTCAATGGGGTCCACACCCACCGACACGCTGTCAATTGCCCCGTCTTTGACAAGCTCTAAAGCATCGTTACCGTCGCGGCTTGCGCTGATACGTGCCGTGAAAAGCAACGCGTCGGGGGTTTCCTGCACAGCCTGCACGACCCCGACGATTTGGGTGGAGTCGTGGTATTTCATGAGCTTGGGTTTGCGGCCCGCCTCCACAATGAGGCTGCCGGGCTTAAAAATGACCGACTGGCCACCCGACACGGTAGCGGTCTTGTTGTATGGCACCGCCACGCCGCTAATTTCGCGCCTCACCGGCTCACCCTCACCGGCATTAACAACCGTAACGGTGCCGGTACATACAATACGCGGCCCCTCGTAGTTTCCGGCGGTCATGGTCATGGGCTCGTCCTCGGTTTCTTTTTCCTCTAGAAAGCCGCCGGGCTCAATGCCCTCGTCAAGCGAAATAGCAACCATTTGGTCAATGGCGTCTTGCTGCGATACGTGGCAGCCGAGCACCTCGCCGTCGTCTTTTACGACCGCGTACCCGGCGCACCCCTCTGCTTCCTCGGTCACGTAATACGGCATGGTTAGCCCTCCTGTGGTGTAAGTGAGCTGCCCGAGCCAGCCGGGGCAGCATTGTCCGGCTGGCCCGAGAGCCCGTTTTCCTCAAGGTATGAGGAAACGTCTAGTTCCACGTAACGGCCACGTGGTGTAACGCTGTTCATGCTCAACGTTTGCTCTATGCACTCAATAAACGGCTTTGCACCAAATAGATACAAATCTTGGCGGGCTTGCTGTGCGTTTTGGTACGTCATTCCCGAGCCAACGGGCGCGTTAACAAGGTACGCCGGAATGTTTGCGACACGTGACAGCTCTACAGCTTGGTATTGACGCGCCGACACAAGCTCCATTTTGGACGGGTCAATGTTTGACTCTTTCCAGTCCACGTACTCATTTAGTGCACCAATGGCACCGTTTTGGCGCGCCTCGGCCCACGCTGACGCAAGCTCCGCCAAATCTTGCCCACTCATCGGTTCCCCACCAGTCTGTTTCAGATAGCCCGCGGGGACCTCCATAACCGCAAACCTCTCAGCTGCACGGTCCAGCCGCAACGCTGTCGTAATCGCCCGTTGCCCGGTCACAACAAGCGACGGGATAGGTGACAGAAACTGCACAACGTCCCGCGTGTTGAGCTGCAAACCCTGAAAATAGATTTGATTTGACGGACCCCAATACTGCACCGCCGGACTCACTTGGTCCATAGTCGTAACGTCCACCGTCGGTATCCACGTAAACGCGCTCGGAAAACCGGCCGCGTTGCGCTCGGTCACAATCCAATAAGCCCGGCCCCACATAATGAGGTCTTGCGTAGTGGCACTCAAAATAAAGTTGCGTGTTACGTTGGGGTCCGGCTGCTGAAACCACGTGTCCGGCGGCAAGTCAATGCGCTCGTATTCGTCACCATTCCATTGGCGGCCATACTGTTTAATTTGTAGGCACGACACCATGCCACAAATAAGGTCACGGGCGCGGCTGATCGTTGGCACTTGTAGCGCGGCAATGACAGCGTTGTTGTTTGTGTAGTTAATAAATTCACCGACAAGCGGGTTACCGGCTGCAGCTGCGGCAACAGCGGTTTCGGGTCGGTTGACCATTTCCACACGCTTAGGCTGAAAGAACCCCATACGGTGAGCCTACGCCACGCGGCGCGGCAAGCTGGTGGCAATAACCGGTTTGCGGATACTGGACGTTGGACGGGCTGCTAGCGCGGCTGCGATGACGAGACAGCGGGCAAGCTCAATAGGCCCGGCCGACTTGGTGGAGCTGATTGCAATACTGCCGGGCGTTTTGACTGCGACGGCACGGCCACAATGCTCGGCAAGCATGGTTTCCCCGGTGTGCGCTAGCTGCCGTTCTGTAATCATTTGTTTGACTAGCCCCGTGTAGCGGGTTATTTCTTGATAGCCCCACACGTTGCGCCGGTGCTGCAAATCGGTGGGACAATGGGCGTCCAGCGTCGGGGTAATGTGCAACGCCACACCGGGTTGGTCCGCTAGCTGTTTGCGGACCTCCAGCCAAAACCCCTCACGGGTGTCGGCCATAAACGCCACGGTGCACGTCGTGACACCCTCAGCGTTGGCGTTAGCTCGGACAGCGACGTAACGGCCGTCGTCAACCGACACTTCGCAAGCCAATACCCCGCCCGTCAGCGGCGGCAAATCGGTGCGGCATTTGTCAAACTGGCCCGGAAGCAGCCAACCGGCGTCGGTCTGGCACCACACGTTTACCGACGACCGTAAGAAACCGGCACGGTTCGGGGCTGTGGATTCCCGTTGTAAAACCTTGTGGGTGAGTGTGTGGCCGAGCGCAGGGTTGGCGTATGCCCATGCCTCGGGGGTCATGGGGTCCAGCTCTGGGGGTGGGCTGTATTCGGCAAGGTAAATGGGCGACGGCTGCCCGGTGTCCATAGCCCGTACTGCGGTTTCCCGGTGCCTCAACATGGCGACGGACTCCTCGGTACCGGCGGTGGACCACATTGAGCACAACGGGTTGGGTTTGGCGCGTTGGGTTGGCAGTAGCCCAATGTCCAGCGTGTCTGAGTCAATGCCCCACACTTCGTCAATGATGAGAAAGTCAACGGACATACCGTGACCGGCCGACGGACGGGCAGCTTTAACAACCCACTTGGTTTGCCCCAACGTAAGGCTGTTACGGCTGTACGCCCACACAGCTTTGGCACCAAACTTGGCTTCCAGCACCGGGGCCAAATCTTGGAACAGCGACGTGGCAAGGTCCAGCCGGTGCGCGGTGCTCACGACCGTAATAGGCCGTTTAGCGATCACCGGGTACTCGGTTAACAGCCACCCCGTCAAAGCAGCCAACGCCACCGTCTTGCCATTTTGGCGGGCAACCGACACAAGCGACAAAGCGTGACACCACTCCCCTGCCGCGTTGTACGACAGCTGCTGAGTCAACACGTGCCGCTGCCACGGCATGAGCTCCACACCAAGGTGATTTTTAGCCCACTCCGCAACAGCAGGCCCATAACTTCCGACCGCATCTGAAACAATCGTTTCCAATCGCGGCAAGTCATGACCGTTTCCCGGCGTTTCCGTCGGGTTCCCTGTGGATAAAGACAAGCA